GTCCAAAGATCTAAGATCTAAGTTGTCTTGGCGGTACCTTACGGCGGTAGTTTTGATATCGGGGTCCTCTCCCCCGGGCTGGATTACAAATTAACGATTAGCCGGTATTCGTGCTCCTCACTGGCGAACAACGAAGGCCGGTCCCAATCTCCTGCAACGGACTGGTATCGATAAAAATAATCCACTTGGTCAAAGTGAGTGTATAGATCCAATAAAGGGATGTCCAAGGCCTGCACATCAACCAGAGAATCAAAATATTGTTCTATATCAATCTGGTGATCTATACTTATTCCGTATAATTTCTCAACGAGTAAACGGGAATTCCACCCTATTGAGCGTTGAAATAAAATATGCTTCCCGTTACAACGGACAAAATCGAGAGCTTCTTTCAACTGTTCTTTTTCCCACAGGGACATCACACCCTCTTTTTCAAGAAGATGATTCACACGTGCGCCATGTGACACACGCAAACCATACCTAGCTAATGCATTAAGTATGGGACATCCTGGATATTGATAAATCATAGATAAACTTTTGGCTCGTAGCAATGACAATAGAGTTTTAGAATTTGCATTAGCATACTTCCCTGAGCAATAACCAAAGTTCAATATCTCATCTATGGGGTTCGTTATTACGTTATAATCGCCCTCAGCATAAACTATGCCGCAGAACGAAGCGGTGTTGATTTTTTCGTGAACTTCCATTTTCACTACTAAACCCATATCCTTGAAATGTTCCGAAGTTGGCACCGGGCCATTAAACCAGAACAATCCATCATCACCTTCCACAACACCACGAATTTCGGTGCTGCCTAGCTTCTCCAGGATATATAACATTATCATCAGATTACTAAATCCATTGCCTAACGAAGTATTCATCTCACCGGACATCCTTGTTGCTTCAACGTCAACGGTAAAATATTTAAATATGCAATGATTTTTACCCATTAGATATGCTTTGAGTATGTTAAGAAAATCCTCTTTCTGTGGATGATATTGCATCATGTGCTCATAAAGAACCATTTCACATGATTGCATTAATTTCTTAACAAATAAAGCCTCAAAAGCTGTGTAATCTGTCGCTATATAATGTCCATTTGGAACATACACATGCTCCTGGATGTAAGCGGGTCTGTCAATCATAGGAATCTTCTTGATGAACCAGTGTAGTTTAAAAACTACAGTTTCTATAGCTTTGAACACTGGACCGAGCAGAACTTTGGCTCTATCATCTCTTGAATTAATCGGTCTAGGGTACTTATAACCTGGGGTGTAAGATTCATCTTTTCCAAATGACTTGACATTAAAATTTTTTGGATCTAGAGGATTTGAAATTTCTTCTCTAACTTTGCGCAACTCCTCTTTACGCGCACAAGTGTAGGGTGTTTGATCTAGCCATAGATCAAAATCTATGACGTGATCTGCTGCAAAAGGAACAAACCATTCCTGAACTTTCCGAGACACAAATTCACTAAGATCATCGTAAAATCCAGGCTTAGCCTGAGGTGGTTGGAAAGCAAACCGCTTCTGAACACCTGCCAACAAAGAAATAGGATGATTAAAATCAGGATGAACGCAGGCCGCACCCACATAATGAGGTCCAAGAGAGACCTTAACAGGTCTCCGAATTGTTGGATCATATGCTCGAAAGGCGTTAGTAGCGCGTATCTTCGTTCCTTGCTTGATTTGAGCCAGTGGGGGAAGAGGTATCTCACCAATCCTATATCCATATAAAAAGAAACGTCTTCTCTCACCACTGGCACATCCAGAAAAGGGACTTTCATGTTTTGTTTTGATTCCTTATAGAAACCCCAAGCCATCCGCTTGGTCGCATTGAAAACATCACGTAGTTCCACTTGTTGTTGGAATTTTGCATTGTATTTGTCTATATTGATGGACATATTATCATCAACCGTATGTGTCATTCTTTTGGCCACATCTTCCTCAGTCTGAGTATGACTCAAAGCTTTCGGGTGCGTAGCCTGAACAAAAAGTTCTCCACTGACATACAAATTCTGATGACGCCTAAAACCAGCCCGGAAATAGTCATATCGCACAACGAGCATCACAGGATCATCATGCACCCAATCAATGGTTGCATTTGAGTCGACCCTACGATCTGGCTCTGTGGTCTCTCCCCAAACGTCCAGCGAAGTTTCTTTCGCATACCTACGTACCTCTTCAACCGTGTACAAATGGTATTTGGTATTCAACCACAAAACCAAAGACACTGTTAAAGTCCACAATAGGGCCAGACTAAGAGAAAATCCCGCCAAAAGCACACAGTACCACGTCCAGCTATCCTCATAAGTATAATATTCTGGAACACACGTGGTTGCTCGTTTATAAAAACCAAGTTGCCAAAGAGCAGGTCCAACCCAACTCAATAGCTTCTTAGTTAATTCTGCACGTAAATTGATTATGTTGAAGGCCAATCTATAAAGATACCACGTAGGCAGCCTAATCGCTTCCATTTCCCACATAATGGTACCATTCGAGAAACTGAATCTATGATGGTCTGTAACATTATATCCATTTCCATCATTATACAACCACCGATAAAATTCATGAACCTCAGCCCTTTTATCATCAACATAATTCAAATGCTCATCTATATAAACATCTTCCGTGATACAATACCCGTCGTGCCTAATGACAACGACTCCACCGTCACCTGCGTACCAAAAACCCGCAAGCAGTACATACACGAACAATATGTACATTGCAAATCGGGTGTACATAACGAATTCTTCGGTCATCAACCAACCTTCTTTATACTCTATTATGTATCCCGGTACTATATCACGTAAAC